AGGACCGCTGCAATGACCGAGCGACCGTATGAGGCAAGTAGGGCTTTGTCTTTAGGCTTCAACATCTTTGGCTCCTTCTTTTGCTTTTGACTTTAGCCCGTTTGAGGCCACTAAGCCTGACAACGTGCCGGTCATGAAGACGGTCAGGGTTGAGAGCAGGTCTATAAAGGCGGAGTCGTTAGGGCTTTGGTGGCCGATCGGTTGGGTCACAAACATGAGCGCATAAACAAAGCCAAGCACGGTGATGGCAAACACGCTGGCAAGGATGATTCCGACAATAACGATTAGTCGAGCGTGAAGCTCCTCGGGTTTAAGGCGTGGTCTCATAAATTAAATCCCGTGTGCACGTTCCAGATGGGTTGCAGATCGGTGGTTCGCATTCAGGTTTTTGCCAGTTGGCTGGGTTTTGGCATGGGTAGCGATATGACCCGTCGTAACCGCATCCCGCGCATCCCCACAACACGACTGCGATGAGCGCTGCATAGCCAATTAGGTAACGCCATTTCATTTTTTGTTGGTTGGCACAGGCGCAGGGTTAGATGGAGGCGCTACAAACTCTTCAATGCTGGCATTCCATGTGTATCCAATGCCAGCAAAACATCCTCGATATGCGCCCGAATAACTTGTTTGTAACCATTCGCCTTCAATGCCAAGTGACGCAATATATGCCTGGCCTACTGGCTCGCTATCTGGGAACACAAGATCATCGCAATCGCTGTTAGCAATAACAATTACTTCCGTTACGAGATCGCCGTTTATTTTTGCAAAATTAGCCATGGTCAAACCTTTGCTCGAATTGCTACAAAACCGCTTCCACCGTTTGCGCCGTTGCCTGATGAGTTTCCGCCACCACCGCCGCCACCACCAAAGTTGGCTGTTCCTGCTGTTCCGTTTGCTGCGTTTGCACCACCGTTGCCGGCATTGGTTCCGCCTGTGCCACCTGTGTTACCACCGCCGCCGCCACCTGAACCGTAAACAGCGCTACTGCCTGTAAATGTTGAGGTCAATCCTGCACCACCATTACCGCCAGCTCCAAGAGAACCGTTAGCACCGACTGCAGTATTTCCACCGCCACCACCGCCAGACGTTGCGCCACCAGTTCCGCCAGCCGAACCTTGTTGTGCTTGTGCAGCGCCACCTGCCGCGCTAGCCCAACCACCGCCACCTGAACCGCCGTCAGTTCCGACAGCGTTAAAGTTTGATTTTCCGCCACCGAGTGCAGCAAAGACATTTAGTGACGATGGGTTGCCTGATGTTCCTGACGCGCTACCAACACCACCGCTGCCACCTGAACCGACTGTGACCGTGTATGTTGCTGCGGTTAGATAAACGGTCTTGCTAATTACGCCGCCGCCACCGCCGCCGCCGCCGATGTTGCCTGATGCTCCTGCACCGCCAGCAACAATCAAAACATCAAACAAACCATCACGCGTAACAACTACCGATCCGCTTGAGTTAAAGCCAAGGTAACTGTAAGTGACACCGCCATCGGTGATGTTTGAGCCACCAGTAAAAGCGCCGTAACCGATACCGCCTAAGTTAAAAAAAGTAAAAGTTGACGCCGACAAACAAAGCAAATAGCCGCCCCCATATTGCGCCAAAGCAAGTGAACTAGATGTGTTAATTGTTACGCCAGCACCAGCTGTAATCGTGCAGGTGCCAGCGCCTTTGTTAGCAACTTGAATGACATCGCCGACCGTAAAAATGCTGTTGTTGACGGTGATCGTTGTCGCGCTTGCCGAGTTCATCATTGTGCGCTTGTAAACGTCAGCAACCGCCAAAACGTATGACGTGGTTTTGTCCGAAATCGGCAGGTTTTGAATGTCGTTAAGTTGCGCGGCCGTCAATACTTGACCGGCAACAAACGGGTACGGCGTAGTCATAGTGCTCCTATCCTAAAACATTTTCTTCGTCAATGGTGCCATACAAGGCCGAGTCCAAAATCAGTTCAAATACGACCGTTGTAGGTGCAGTTGAGTACAGCACTCGGTGGCCTGTGGCAAAGTCTAAATAGTGCTCGATGCCCTCAACTGAGAGCTCTTGCGCCAATTGGGTTGTGCCGGCACCGCTAGGGAATGTCTTTTCTATGGTGATCGTGTTACCAATGTCCACGGTTGCCAGGGTGTCTTTTTGGGCTGTAGTCAGCATTAGAAACGCAGTCTCAACTGACGTGTATCGGGCTTCTGGTTCAGGGTTAAGCAGGTAGGCAGCTGCGGCGTCAATAGATGGTTGTTCGTGTAGCAGGCTGTTGGTGATGCTGTTTGTTTGAATAAAATACGTAGCGATTGAGCCTGCGTCCGTTGCGGTTGAGGTCTTGCCATCTAATGCAGTAACCACAGCGCGGTTAACTACGGCATCAGCCTCAAACGTGATGCCCACGCCGTTGTATTTATAGTTTGTGCCATCATCGTGAAAATCGGCTACCGATGCAGACAAGGTACTTCCCACACGCGGCTCAAAGGTCAAAATCCCCGCACGTGACATAAACAATCTGCCAAACTCGGCGGTGTCGTTGATCTGGGCAATGTACTGCAACACGTTGGTTCCTGCCGGCACGGTGTATGCGGCGTCATGTCCAAGATTTACGGTGCCTGTGTCGATGTCTCGTTGGGCAAGTGGGAAATCAACTTCTGGCAAACTAAGCACCGAATTGATGCGTTCTCCTGATGTTTGCGCGCTGACGTTGTATTCATTTAGATAGGTTTGCGCTAATAGGTAGAACTGGTCAGCGCAATACACCGTCACCGTGTCAAGACCGCCAAGCGCAAAGTTGTAGTCATAGTTCACGACATAACCCGAGTACAGCATTTCGGCAACATCGGTTGAGCTGTATCGAATTAATTTGACCTGACGCATTGGTGCAAGACCAGGCTTAGATTCAGCGGTGTCGTAGTACGGGCTGTTTTCGTCAAACGGGTTAAAGATGCCGTCCACGTCTTGGATGGTGAATGTCATTGTGCCAGCGCTAAACGTGTCACCAATGTCGCGTCTGCCGCGCTTTACCGTAATGCTTGTTGTTGAATCCATGATGCTGGCGAACTCGCTGTCACCATCTAGCACGTAAGCGGTGTTGTCTAAAATTCCTTTATATTCGGAATCAAGTGTGAACCCGTTTTGGATAAATCCTGTAGCAACCTGCAGGTCATAGTTACCTGAATCAACTACAGCTGTGCCAGGCATTAGGCAATGTTCAGAGCCAACGGCCCTGCACTCCGTGAGTAGGCGCGTAATGCGTTGACCACGGCTTGACCGATCTCTGCGCTAGTTGAGAGTCCGCCTGTGACGTTGACAGTTACTCCCCCGCCAGTATTCATGCGGTCTAAAGGAACGATTGCCTCTGGGCCTGCTTCACCGATAAGCGCCAAAGTAGGTGCGGTCACGATGCCACCTTCGGCCATGCGTGGGATGCCTAAACGTCCTGCGACTGGGCGTGCTGCTGCAGTAGCGCCGAGTTGTGGCACGGGAACTGTTGGTGCTTTTGGAATGTCTGGTAACAGCGGGATGGAGTTGTAAGCGCTAATAATTGCGTTGACCGCGCCGATTGCAGCGTTGACCATGCCAGCAAAAAAGCCGATTACGGTGTTTACGATTGCATTTACGCCGTCACGGAACCACTCAAATTTGTTGTAGGCGGCGACTAGGGCAATGACTAGCAGGGCAACGCCTGCAGCGATCAGGCTAAATGGGTTTAGTGCCATGGCAATGTTGGTGACAACAATTGCTGCTGCGACTGCTCCAATAGCGGCGGCGATAGCCAGGAATGCTTTGGGGTTGTCTTGAGCCCATGCGGCAAACTTGTTGAGCACGGGAAGCACGGCTTCGAGTACAGGTAGCAGAGCTGCACCAATTGACTCTTTTGTTTCGCCAATGGAGTTTTTAAGAATTTTCATTTTGCCTGCAGCGGTCTCCGCACTTTTAGCAGTAGCCCCGCCAAAGGTTCCACCGAGCACGTCCATGACTTCATTCAGGCTTGCGCCTTCTTTAATCATGGTTGACATTTCTGGGGACAGCGAACGAAGCGCCTTAAAGTT